AGTATCAGATAGTGATAACTTTAAAGCTGGAAACTATTTGAAAGTAACCAATAAATTCATAACAGAATACACACCAGAGGGTTATTTTTCATTAACTTTTGGTTCAGGAACTGTAGACCCACTATCAAATCTTGATAGTTTCGTGAGTGGTAATCTTAAAGTTAGTTTAGCGACTTATTTGAACAATATGTCTTTAGGTGCAACACCTAAGGCCAATAGTACTCTTTTTATAAAATATAGAATAGGTGGAGGAAAAGACTCTAATTTGGGTGTTAATGTAGTTACAAGTGTTGACGATGTTGAATTTAATGTGTTGGGTCCAAATTCAAATATCAACACACAAGTTGTACAATCATTAAGAGTTAGTAATGTAACTCCTGCTGTTGGAGGTTCTGATCAACCAACAATAGAGGAAGTTAGAAATATGATTGCATATAACTTTGCAGCACAAAACAGAGCGGTTACCTTGAATGATTATAAATCTATGATTGAAACAATGCCATCAACATATGGTGCGCCCGCCAAAGTAAGTGTTATGGAAGAAGATAATAAAGTAAGAATTAAATTATTATCATACGATGATGATGGAAGTCTTACTGATATAGTTTCAACAACTTTAAAAAACAACATAATAAACTATTTGTCACAATTTAGAATGTTAAATGACTATTTGGACATAGTTAGTGGTGAAGTTATTGATTTTAAACTTGAGATTGACATGGTGATAGATAAAAATGTTAGTCAAACCGAAGTTTTAAAAACATCTATTAATGAAATTACTGATTATTTTGCGGTAGAAAAAAGAAAAATGGGTGATCCATTATTTGTTGGTGATTTGTATGGTATTTTACGAAATGTATCTGGAGTAGTCAATGTTGTAGATATCAGAGTATTCAACTTAATTGGTGGAGAGTATTCATCTTCTGAAGTTGCACAATCATATAAGGACAATGCCACAAAAGAGATACAACAATCTGATATGACCATATATATGAAGTCAAACCAGATTTATCAAATAAGGTTCCCAAACAAGGATATAAAGATTAGAGTAAAGACACCAGGAACGACTACATTTTAATTTGTTTTTTACTTATAATAATAGAAAACCTGAGACTTTCTATTTATTATAAGAATGGTACAAAAACATAGAATTTCAACCAATATTGGCAAGGATAATTTAGTAACCGTAGAAATCAAACAAGACTACGATTTACTTGAAATTTTATCTTTAAAATTCACACAAAAAGATGTCTATACTTCTTTATGTGCTGATTACGGTGTTGTCTGCGGAAGGATTTCAGTAAATAATGGACTAGGAGTACCAAACGCAAGAGTTTCGATATTCATCCCATTAAGTAGTGAAGATGAAGATAATCCGGTGATATCTTCATTATATCCATATAAATCTAGTGCATCCGAAGTCAATGAAAATGGATATCGTTATAATCTATTACCATCAAGAAAACAACATGGAGGGCACGAACCAACCGGAACATTTCCAGACCAATCAGATATATTAAACAGAGAAGAGATATTAGAGGTATATGAAAAATATTATAAGTATACCGTAAAAACTAATAGTTCTGGTGATTTCATGATATGGGGGGTACCACTTGGAACACAAACAATACATGTTGACGTTGATTTGTCAGACATTGGATGTTTTTCCTTAAGACCTTACGATTTTATGAAACAAGGTATTGGTGAAGATTCTTTTAAGAATACATATTCATTCAAATCTTCTGCGGATTTATCATCTTTACCACAAATTGTTACATTTGATAAAACAATAGAAGTTTATCCATTTTGGGGAAATGTAGAATTGTGTGAAATTGGTATTACAAGGACAGATTTTGATTTATCGGATAGAGGTGTAAAAATAGAACCTAAGGCATTTTTAATTGGTGGCACGTATACTGATACTGGTAAAAATTCATTGAATAAAAACTGCCAACCCAGAAGAAAAATGGGTAGAAAATGTGATTTAACAACCAAAACCGGAAAAATAGAGTCGATAAGGTTCACAAGTAAACGAGATAATAGTAATAGACCAATATTAGAGAGATACGAAAAAGATTACGATATACCTGATGATGGTGGATTTGTTTTGGAATTACCAATGAATATGGAATTCATATACACAAATGAGTTCGGTGAATATGAAATAAGTAACGACCCAAACAAAGGAGTACCCACCGCATCATGTTATCGATTAAGATTTTCATTGAATGATAGTGGTAATGATAGAATAAGAAAAACAGCTTCGTATCTGGTACCTAATATTAGAGAATATGTAGGAGAAGAGGATGACTCATATTCATTTTCGACATCATGGGATGATTATCCAAACAATGCAGTTTCATCTGATTCGAATAGAGGTATATTATATAATCAATTAGGGAAGTATTATCCAAGAGATTATTTTTATAGAATTACATATAATAAAGTATACACAATATCATCATTTCAAAACATACATTACAATGGTAACACATTTAGTGATGATAGATACGTTGGAATAAAAGAAATCGTTCCCACAGAAGAAGAAGATTGTTCAAGTGAAATTGTCACACCACCAGTAAATTTTGGAAAAAAGAATTTCACCTTTTCATTACTGATTGCCGATGTACTATTGTTTTTAGAACATCTAACCAATCTTGTTATTTTAACATTTTTTAATACGATAACGAGAGTGTTTCACGCATTAGCTGATGCGGTTGATTTCTGGCCAATTAGAAAACTCGCAAAAATAATAAGAAAATTCGCATATAGATTACAAGATGCATCACAAAGAGAATTGTACTTAATTGCATATCCAGAATGTGAAGAATGTAATACTTCAGATTATGGAATCCAAGGTGGACTCGGAGACTCAACTAATTTTTGTATTGTTGGTACGGTAGAAATTGTTGGTAGTGATAATCAAACTAATAGAACTTTGACCGCTAGCGGTTTCACATTCTCAAATCCCGCACCACCAACCAGTAATTGTTATACGGGGGCAACAGTACCAACAAATACATCAAATTTTATTTCTAATCAAAACAATTATATTGTAACTTATTCATCTTTTGGCGTTCCTTTAACCGGAACAACAATATTTGTCTATAATCCAAGTACAAGTGGATATACTTTTCAAGATGATGATGAAATATTTACAGATTTAACAACTTACACAGTAACAATTAGAGATCGTAATGCAACTGAAAATTCTTTGTCTACTACAGTACCCATTGAAACTGGTTGTGAATTATATGATATACCATATGATGAAGATATAGTCGAAATATATTATATAGGTACAGGTCGTACACCTTCATCAACCTATACACCTGGTGCAGATGTAACAGCAACAAAATTATCAGACGAAACCGACTATCAATTAGTTTCTAGTTATGAAGGTGAAGTTTATTCTCCTATAACAAAATCAGGATATGTCGAATTCTCAAATGGAATTTTTAAAATTATTCCTGGGTCACTAAGTAATGGTAGATTATTTAATATTTTAAGGGAGTATCGTAGAAGAAAGAGAGTTGGTAAATTATTTTGTGGTGGAATAGTTAACTATTCATTTATTGATAATTGGTTATCAGGATCACTATACTTTTTTCAATTCAAAGGTAAAAAAGGAAAATATTGTGAAGATGTTATTAGGTATATTTCTTCACAAGATAGGTATTATTATAAATCGGCAATATACACGTCTGAATCTAGCTGGGGTGGTCTTAAAAACGGACAAATAGGGAGACCAACAACTATGGTAGATTTGGGACCAAGAGATGAATTTATAAAAGAAATATGTATTGATTCATCATTAGATCCTAATTGCTCTGTTAGTAGATCAATAGGTCCGACATCATTTCAAAACTTTGGTGAAATTTTAGGATTGGCAATAAACTACAGATTAGACGTATCTAATAATACATTCGACATCAATGATTTTTTTGATAATGGAGGTTTTACATACACAACAAGAGTTTTAGATGGTGACATATTACAATTAATATCGATTAATAATGAAGCAGGAATTGAAGAATTTGATTTACAAAATCCAAAATATCTTGGTTATTCATATCAATTTTTAGATCCAGATTTACAACCTTCCGTTTTTAAAAATGGAACATCAGTTTATGGACCATTACCAATAACGTTTTATCTTGATGAAGACGGCAAAAGAATTAGAACATGTTTAAACGAACCCACACATATTGCAAATGATGGAATAACACTTGTTGATGGTAGATTAACTGATTCATCACAAAAAGTACCATTCTTTTTATGGGATAAAAAAGGAACAGGATTTGGTCCGTATAATTCAAATTTAGATAAACAATCATGGGATTATACAAACGCAAATATCCAAGTTCAACCATTGCAGGGTATGACTTATGGTTATAACCTTACCGGTTCAACAGACGATTCTACCGATAAATATTTGTTATTACCCATGACATATACTTTTAGTGGTCTTTCTATTAACACGGGTAATGTAACAAATGATATTGAATTTGATGAAATATCGATAACTGACAACCATACAGCTTTTGATTCAGAGTTTCCAGGTTTTACATATTTGTATGTGACAAGTGGTACCACTTCTTTACCATATGCGGGAACATTGTATACAAGATATGGTAATGCGGGAACATGGCATTCTATTTCGTGGGAATATACATATGATTTTATTATTAGAAAAACACAAGATTATTATAATGGAAATAAACAAATACTATCAACCCCATTCTTGTTTTATTTTGGTTTAAGATTAGGTAAAACAGGTTTGGATAAATTCGTTGATTTATTTGGAGATAAAGGAGCCTTTACATCTGCAGAATAATGAATAAGAAACAAATTATATTACCTACTAAAAAATTTGCAAATGCACCGGATGAAAGTCTAGATGTTAGAATTAATTTAGATGAAAATCAAACTTTACTAAGAGAAGGTGATAAAAATATAATATTAGATATTGCCGAATTATATGCTAAAGAAAGAAATGAGAGTATAAAGTATAAAATATATGGCAAATTAAAAATGATATTTCGTAATATGTATAGTGGAAACACGGATTATACATATCTAAAAGATAGATTATATTTAGTTGGTGACGGATCAACATCAAACTGGACGGGGTTTCTACCATATAATGAATTTGCATTTTTAAGAACAGACGTTTTAAGACAATCTACCGTTTTATCTTCTGGTACAACACCATCTTTTAATGGAACTGTAGTTTTAACAGGATACACTGGTCACACAACAATAACACCAATGTCAGCACCGTATCAAAATTGGAACATATATCTTTCGTATGTTTATAGTGGAGACACAAACTATCCGATGAAATATACTCTTTCAGGTGGAACATCATATGATTTTGTTGCCAATGATGGAATTCCTTTTAGAGTAACAACAGGTACAACATATCATACACTAACATCACCTGTTGAACATGGATTTTCAAAGGGAGAATATATCACATTATATGGTGGTTATTTTACAGGTAATGTTACAGGTAGAACATTTTATGTTGATGAAATTGGTAGTGAGTACTATGATTCAGAAAAATATGTGATAAAAATTTTAACAAATCAATTCAATTCAGGGACCACATTCCCATCTGTAGTATTCGGTAAGAGATGTTTAGATATTAGAAACATAACAGGATCAAGTTCGAATTATTATGTTCATCTACATAAGACATTAACGGATAGTAATGATTATATTCTTGATAAAGTTGGATTTGAAAGCCCAATATGGGAGGACGAAAGAAAATTATTATTGGAAAATTTTTCAGGATTAAATGATTTTTTGGTTGAAAGAAATAGAATGGAATCACTAATTTACGATTTTAAAGAACCATTTTATCTAACAGGAATAACAAATAATTTAGGTTATACACCAACCGAAGTTTATGTATCAATTTTTTTAAAAAACGGAAATGGTTATTTTGAATTTCCACCAAAAGCAGGGTTTAAATTTAATTTTCATGATACATGGATAGATAATCATTTTAGTGGAACAACTAAAACTAACAAACCATTTGAAGTTAGTATGGGCACAGGAGGGACCTTCACAAGGTCTTCTGTCACATTCACCAGCGGAAATACTATCTCAATAGGAACAAGTGGATTTACAGGTGCCTTTGCGGAGTACAATAATGTTGAAATGAAAGAGAGAATAATATCTGAATCATTTCATAAATTTTATTCACCAACAACAATTTTTGATTACGGACAAACAGGAACAACAACCAGTTTTTCCGGTGCAACAACATCAAACCCATTTGGACTATATTATCAACCACATTATAGAATTAAACTAAGACAATTATCCCCTTACATTGAAACATCAAAAACCGATGATGTTATAAACTTACCTGAAAACACCAAATATTTTGAGGAAGAAGGTTTATGGAAATGGAGAGATTTATATGAACATGGGTTTATTGATCCCGATGGATACGGGACCAATTTTCCATTTGTTAATGGTATTCATTATATAAAAAATGATATTAATTTTTATCTAAGAAACGAAAAAATATACACTAATAAACAAGATGGAATTAAGAAATTTAAAATAATTAAGTGTTAAATGAAAATAGTTAGAACAACAGACGACTTGAATTTGATGTTAAATTATGAAACCGATTTTAAAACAGATTTAGGTTGGAGTGAGAATTTTTCTGATTTTGAAAAAGAAACATTAGAAAAAATAATTAACCCAATAGAAAATTATGAAACGGTTAGATATATACATAAACCGTATTCAGGAATAACTTCTGATAGTTCCATAGTCCAATCTGATATTTGGTTTTATTTTTATTTCTTAAGTGGTTCCACATATGTTCAAAACTACGAACCGACAGGTCTTTTAAATCAGGAGAATGCTAAAATGTTGAAACAAAGCACTGAAAGTTTTTTCAGATTAGAATTTTTTAAAACACCAAATGATGAAATACCGGAGAGAATGAATAGAAGACTTGTGTTTGCAAGAAATTTATCATTACCATCAGGTGAAAAATATTTCTATTCAGGTTCATTAAATGATTATATTTTCTTACCTGTCTTTATCGGTTCAAATTATAAAAATAAAGAAAATATGTATTTGTTTTGGTTTCAAGACGACTCCGCTTTTGATGAAACAACATTAACAGGAAATACATTTTGGATGACCGCAAAATATTTCAACGCTAAAGACGGAACAATATTGGACTTTACAAATTACACAACATCAGGTTATACATCATCAACAGAACTTGTTGAAAGTAGAGATTTTTATTATAAAGTTGTTATTGATAGAAGTGATTATTCATATGAAATTTTCAGATATACAGGAACAACAGGTAGTAGAATTGGTAAATCTGGTGACCCAATATTATTTTATGAGAAATATTAAAAATGGAAAAAAATATATATAAAATAGTAAGAAAGGTTATTCCCGAAGTTGAACTTGTTTCTTTAACAAGCCAAAACTGGTACGATTCGGATAGAAATTTGATACCGTGGTCCGGAAGTTTTTATATTGGTCCAAATCAAAATGAAGTCTTTTTTAATATAACAGGAAGTTTATCTAGTGGTTATTATAAATGGACAGGTACAACGTGGAATCAGGTCTCCCAAAGTGTTGCGTATGATGATTTTAATATTCCACTTTATTTAAATTCTTCCATAGATGAAATGGGTGTTATGGTTGGATTTGATGGCGATGTGGAACAGATTGAACAATTAGTCAACTTCTCATATACACAAACAGGTTCTACTGTCACAATTTATAGTACCACCAACCCAAACAAACTTCGTAAAATAGTTGAACAAACATATACTGTTGATTTTGGTGATGGTAGTACTAGTGGACTAACAGTAAACGAAGGTACAATCGGACAGACATTTCCTTCTTTATTACACACATACTCAGCTTCGTCGGGGTACACAATAACAATTACATTAGATTCCCCATGGACAACACAAAAACTTTCTAAAAAAGTAACAACACCAAAAAATACTACGGTTACAAATCCATTAGGAACATTCACCGGTTTGACAGTTCCTGCATATTCTAATTTAACAGGACAAACACAAAATTATTTAAATGATTATGACTATGTTTCTGGATATACGGGATATACCACATTCACTTATTTAGCGTTAGGTAAAAGTAGAATTTCAGAAAAAAAATTATATGGGTCAAATTCATATAGTGGGGTTACCGGTGGAACAGATAGTGTTGGTATATATAGTGCATATACTATAGACAATTTATATTATAAAGATTATACTGATGGTTATACTTTAATTACGGGAGCAACATCAGGTTATACGAAAGAAGAGGTTTTTAATAAGGTATTGACGAGAGATGAACACTTTTTAGGATTTGTGGACGACCCAACAATATATTCTGATGTTTTTGTTGAAAGAGGAAAACAAGGAGTAATGGAAAAAAACCTAAGATTGGGAGAAATTGAGACAATTGGTGAATTAGAATTGTATGGTAATGGATATTTTATAATAAAAAAACAATAAAATTATATTTATAAGTAAAACAATATGGCAGTAGGAAGTTACGGAACTATAAGACCTTCGGATGTATCACCAGATGATGTGGAAATTATATATCACTACACATCAGGAAGAACATCAACGTCTACGGTTACTTTGAAAAAATTGGTATCTACAGATATATTAACACCCGTATTTCATAATGCGGACACCACAGATGATATCGATTCACCAAGCGTTGAGGTATTAGGTGGACTATATAATTTAAAATTATCTTCAGACGACTTCTCCAATTTGGGTATATATACATTACACATAAGACCAAAACAAATTAGAACAACAATAACAGATTGTGGTGTACTTGCGTCATTACCTTCTGTTAGAGGACTTATAATTGATTTGAGTAATGTTCCATCTGAGGACAGAAACAAGTTTGTACCACAAGGATTGATAGGGTATCGAATTGAATATATAAACACAGTAGATAATAAGAAAATACCTAATTTCTATCGAATTGTAACTTCTTCTTTTTATTGTACTCCCGTAGTATCAAATTTAACGAGTACAACACAAAAGGCCATAAGATATCAATATAGTGATCAACCAACCAATTTATTGTTTTTAACAATAACACCATCCTCAGCACCATCAAGTAAACCAAATACCGTTCCATTTATTGGACAACCATCTCAAAAAATAATATTCACAAATACATTTTTCAATCCAACAACAATTGAAATCGAGATGGTTGAACATGATGCTAGTACATTGGCACACGCACTTTATGGTAATCAAAGTAAGGCAGTTAGTCCTGGTATTTACACTATTTACGATAATAACAACAATATCTATAAACAATACAATCTATACGAAATTAAGGATGATTTCAATGAAACCTTATATGAAGTTAGAGAGGAAAGAACAGATATTGATGAAACTCTAAATTTTGATACTATTACCGAAGTATAATGGCAAAAAGGAAAGTTCCGAGTCAGGCGGCTAGCGGAGCCGAAACGTTTAGTGATAATCTTGTCGGTATTCAAATAACCGATGGTAGCAGTCAATTGACTAATACCAACTTTGCTATTGATAAGGTAATACCCGAAAAGGATAGTAAAAAATTTACAACATCCCCCTTTTCTGAATTTTTAACTTTAGACGATTTAAAAGAAGAGAAAGACGCACCTACAACAGGGAGTAAATCACAGAAAGACAAAAGTGTAAAATTTAAGACATCTAAAGACGATGGTGCAAAATCACTATTTGGCTCATTAAAAAGTAGGATTGGTGTTTCAGTAACAAATATAATTTCAAAGTTCCCTGCTGCGATGATGGTGGACGGGTCAAGTCCAGTCAGTATGAGTTCATATACCGCTTCGGGTATAACTTATGATAACAATTTTAAAACAACGGATTTAACAATAGAGGTGTCTATGTTATATAATCCATATGACATTGTTTTAAAGACACCAAATAGTAATACAATACCTGAGACCGATAACCCAGTTAGAAATTTTTTCTCTTCATATAAAAAATATGTAATAGACATTAGCGGTTCAACATATAATATCATAAATTATACAGAACCAAATCAATTTAATAAAATTGTATTAAGGGTTGAAGGAAAACCATTTACAGGAACAACTTATTCTTCAAATTTTTTAATAAGACCTTCAAATGGTGTTACAGAAGAATTTTTTGAAGGACTTGATGAATTAGAATCTATTTTATTAAATAGAGAAACTAACCCAAAGTATATTGCATCATTTAGAGTTCCAAGAGATAGTTTTGATAAATCTAAAACGGAACTTGTTTTAGTAGAATATAATTGGCCAATCTCTAAAGATGGTTGGAATTTACAAATTGTTGGTTTAGAATACGAGGCATATGTTACAGGATTAAGTACCATAGCCGAGGAAATAGACAATTACAAATCTAATTTGTTCATTAGATTTATGTCTTCACCTCAACTATATGAGTACGATACTGAAGATAAAAAAGCGGAAGCAATTTTTCAATTATTTGGTCAGAATTTTGATAAAGTAAAAAAATATATAGACAATATTGCTTGCATGAGAAATGTGAGCTATGATGGTATCAATAATTTACCTGATGTATTTCTTAAAAACTTATGTAACACTTTAGGTTTAGATACCGTCAATTTATTGGATGAGAAAAATATTGAAGATTTACTATATACAAGATACGAGAATCAATATTCAGGATGTACAATTGGAAAAAATCTAATTGAATCTGAATATGAATTCTATAGAAGAATATTAGTAAATCTTGCACATATATACAAATCGAAAGGTACAAGAAAAACTATTGAATTTTTCCTTAAATTTTTAGGTGCTCCAGAACCAATGATAAAATTGGATGAGTATGTTTATAAAGTAACCTCAATGCCAAAAACGAATACATTACAAGATGATATTCAATCGGCAATACAGGGAATAAAAACATATAACATAGCAGTATCAGGAACA